GTGGTAAAAATGAAATAGGATCTCCTTGACTGAAATTAGGTCCAGAAAGATCATATCCAGTGTGACCACCAGCACTACTACCAGATCCTAGACCATCTTTAACACCAACACCTCTACTGATAACAGACTGTGTTACTTTTGCTCCACCAGTAGCTGTCATCTGTGGACCAACTTTCTGATTAAGTCCAAGTAATCCCTTCAAGAAATTTACACCTCTAGTGAGATGTCTTCCAGCACCAGCGACAAGTCTATTGAATGCATTAGCAATAAATCGGAACATTCCTTTCATACCATCAATAAATTGCTCTGCTCCTACTCCACCAAAATATTTGTTGTACGCTCTCCTCTCAATGTCAATTTGAAGTTTTTTCTCTCTGTTGGAGAGTTTTGTTTCTCGTGTCCAGTATTCTCTCCAATAGTTTCTATCAATTGGAGCAACACCAAGGTTTCTTTTCTGTTCCTCATTCTCGGATGCAGATAATGACCTTGGAACAACACCACCTGCAGCAAATCCAGGTGAATTTTGCATATCGTTGATGTCCTTAGCAACTAATGCTGCGTCAATACCAACTGAGATAGCAGTGCCAACACCAGGGACAGTAGATGCCACACCAGATGCTACTTCGCCAAGGGCACCTACGAAATCACCTTTCATTGCCCTTTCAATACCAAAAGCAACACCAGCAACTGCACCTAACAGTGGAATCTTTTTAGCAAGAGACTTGGCAATACCTTTACCAGCAATCTTCGCTGCTGATTTACCCATCAACTTACTAACAATCTTACCACCAAGTACACCAACTGGTCTGATTGCTTTTGCACCAATTCTACCCGCTCTTGCTAAGGCACGTCTACCACTGCGACCAATCATTCTCTTGAGTAGAGTTTTACCTCTTCTCAATCCAAATTTGCCCATATCACTTGCAGATCCAAACAGATCTTTCAATCTACTTCCAGGACGTGAAGCAGCACTGGACATTCCACGACCCAATTTTAAATACTGTCTGTTTAATGCTTTGGCATCTTGTCCCTCTGCACCAGATTCTTCCAGTTTTCTGTTTGCTTCATCTGCTGCTTTTTCTGCTGCAACTGCTGCATCATTAGCAACTTTATTAGTAAGTCTTGTTTGATCGTCAAATGCTTTCGTGAGAGCATTTGTGATGTTAGTGGTCTTGGCAAATACACTACCAAGAAGCATCTTCTGATTTTCTAGTGCATATACTGTTTGTGGGTTAGAACTACCAGTGCCAATACTATTGGTAATCCTTGTTAGTTGATTCTCTAATCTTTGAAATGTGGACAGCATACCAGTTGTCAATCTGGTATGTTTTACCTTGATTGGTTTTTCTTTTCCACCTTCTCCCAAAGAAGATGTAGTACCTGCGGTGCCACTACCAGAAGATTGCTGTGGTGGTGCTTGAGATACTGACTGCTTCAGTTCTTCTTGTGGTAGTCCGTAATCAAAACCGCCACGGAATCTAGACTCAATAGTACCAAGTGGGTCTCTGCCCATTGGCGGGTTCTTCTCAAAATATCCTCTAGTTCTAGCAACACGGTCACCACCAAACTTAGACCCTAGTGCTCTCCTGAAGAAATAACCTTTACCAATACCTGCTTCATCGAGTGAAGTATCCTGCTTCTCTGCCTGTTCTTCTGCAAATGCACGCTCACCTCGTGCCATTTGTGCAGCACCTTTTACGCGATCTCCAATACCCCTAGCGATATCTCCCAAGAGAGAACCACTAAAAGATCTAGTATCAGTATATCCTACGTTACCTGCTGCCATTAGTCAATACCGTATCCGTTGGGAGTATAGAATCCCGTAGTGCCAAACATATTGAACGATCCAGGTATCACATCACCACCAGCACCGTTTGATGCTCCAGGAAGTGCCATTGGAGCTGCTAGTGCAGGCAACGTCAAACCTGCTGCTTGGAATTGTCGATTCTTTTGGAAAATAGTTTCCGTATCAACAATTGGTGTCGTAGTAAGAGGAGATGTTATTGGTGCTATCTGTGTGAATAATGTAGGAACTTCGCTACTGAGATCAACACTGACTCTTGCTGGAGTTGGTGGCGTACCACCTAAAGTCATCTTATCAACAGTATCAGACCAGTCCCTAGATCTCTGAAGTGGGATTGACTTATTATACACAAAATAGCGTTCTTTCATCAAATGCCTGACTCTATCTTTTTCTCCGTCATTCAGAGAGTCTTTAGCAAGTAAATCAGCAAGTTCTTGGTGTTCTCCACCATATTGCTGACCTCTCTGGTTGATTTCCTGCAACATTGTAGCAGCATTAATCTTCACACCTGCGTCGCCAGAGTTCTTGAGTCCTTCAATTGTTGGAGAATGACCTGCTGCTTCTAAATTATCCATCAGCATTTGCTCTCTACCACCCTGCCAACTGACAGCACCATATGCTGTTTTGCCACCATCGTCATGAGTTCCCAAAATAGTAGATCTGTTCAAACTATTCTCTCTTCCCATTTCAGCAATCATTAGTTTTGCTGCTTCAGGTGCCATTCCTTGATTATTGACTAATTCGTCATACATCAACTTAGCAACGTCTTGCTGACTCTCACTAGTAGTCTTTCCGTCACCAGCAGTCGTTACTGGAGTTTCTGGATCCTCGGGATTGCCTCCACCCCCATTAAACAGACCTTTAATGCCATCTAGTAGTTTCTTTCCTAATTCTTCCCATCCACCACCAGAACCATACTTCCTCAATGCTTGCTCTTTTACTTCAATTTGCTGCTTCTGGTATTTCTTCAGTGCATAATACTTTGCATCCTCAGACATTCTAGCATTTTCTGGAGATCTGGGGATAATATCTTCTTGGTATGGTGTATCTCTCAATGTTGCGGTGAAAGAGTCACCACTATTTGTTGCACCAGGGATCTGTCCACCTAGATTGAAACCAAGTCCACCAGATTGATCAGCATATGATGTTGGACCCAAAGATGGATTACGTCCTGTAGGATCAGGTGGTCTGCCACCAGTTTGAACCATTCTACCAGCAGCGGCACCACCAGCAAGTAATCCACCAAGTAACAACATCATCTTAGGATTAACAATACCTCTAGTCTTCGCTCTTAGAAGTCTTGTCAGTCCTCTTGCGCTACCTGTTCTTCTACTAGTTAGATCTCTACCAGAGACAAGATCAAAGAGAGATCCAAGAATACCACGTTCGTCTTTTTTCTCTTTCTTCAGTTTTTCTGGAGATGAATTATCTGCATCTGCATTTTGTACTTCTGCAATTGCTTCTTCTTCTCTTCTATTTGTTTTGTCTTCTGCTTTTTCCTCAGCAATCGCTTTTTTCTCTGCTCCATCCTTGATTGCTTCTGTCTGCCTCTGGACTGCTCCAAGTAAAGATGACAATGCAGTATGAATACCAGTAAATCCTGCCACAATAGCGGTAGAATTCTTAGATACAATATCAGCTACATATCCATCTTCTCCGTCACCAGACTGCATCTTCTGCTCAAGTCTGGTCATCTGGATTTCTACACCAGCTAGAGATTTAGCAATATTTTCTGTTAGTTTCTTATCTTCGACAGGGATTGCATCCTTGTCTTTTTTGCCAAAACCTCTGGTGTCAGTTGTACCTACTGTGCCGCCAAACATTGACGACTTTGCTTTCATCTTCTCCTTGTCTAAGGTATCATCCTTAAACTTAGCAGCATCGCCTAGAACATCTGCATATCTCCTATCATAAGCATACAGATACTCTGGTGCTTTGGGTCCTTGTAGGGGTCTAGCACCCTTGATTAGACCTTCTTTTGATGCATAGTCAAATCCAGCACTAAATCTAGATTCTCTGGTTCCTAAGGGATCTCTACCTGCTGGTGGGTTTTTCTCAAAATATCCTCTCGTCCTAGCAATACGATCTCCACCAAAGTTAGATCCTAGTGCTCTTTTGAAGAAATGACCTCTTCCGTATTCTTTATCAAATTCTTGTTGGGTAATACCATCATTGCGACCACCAACATTCATCGCTTTGGCAGCATTAGCACGCTCTTGACGTGCCATTTGCATCGAATTGCCAATACGGTCCCTAATCCCTCCAGCAATATCTCCTAGGAGGGATCCACTAAAGGACCTAGTATCAGTATATCCGACATTACCTGCTGGCATTACTTTTTGTTCTCTTGCTCTGCTTTGAGTTGATCAATATATTGAATCAGTAATGTAGTGTAGACCTGGCGTTCCCAGGGCAACATGTTTTCAATCTCACTCAAGCTATATTTATGGTGCTGCATCAAAGCAAAATTAGTTTTGTAGTACCCTTCCAGAGTATTGTGGAAGAGTGCTACGCGAAAAAATTTGCTAATCCCTCAATTGTGAAAGTAGAATCTACACCAGTATTTGGATTTGTCACTACAAACTGATGTGACAGTTTAGGGGCAGTTTCAAAGAACTTTTCCAATTCCTCAAATTGCTTATTAGTCAACTGTTCTACAAATTGCCTAAATTCCTTCTTTGAGGTAGTAGAAGAGTCGTATACCTCTTCACCTTGGAAAATCTGGTCGATAGATTCTGCGATAATATCGAAAATATCGTCATTTGACAAAACTTTGCCAGAAACCGAAGTTTCGACAAAACGGTCAAAACTAGGATATTTCATAATCAGTCCAGTATCGTCAGTTAGCATGATTTTGCTAGAATGACCTTCTGGGAAGACAACCTCAACTTCGTCCAGATTGAGATTATACTTTACTTTGGTTTCATTGTCATCTAGACAAGTAACCTCCATTTCGACAATTTCACCAACTGCCGCTGCACGAATTTTGAGGAAAATATACTCTAAGTCAAAAGTAGACAGATTTTCGACTTTTATTCTACTAACAATACATCCTTTTAGTAGATTTTTGACAGCATCTTGGATTGCTTTGTCATCTCCAGTTTCTAGTGCCAATAAAAGGACTTTTTCTTCTTTTACTAGAAATGGACGATATTTAATGGTTTTCCCTGTAGAGGGGACCTTCAACTCGTAAGTTGGCAGGTCTAAGGTAGGCAATGCCATAATGTTTAGATCAGATCATATGTATATTTATCGCGACTTTTAGACCCAAAAATTAGCGGAAAAAATTTTCCCAGTTTCATGGAATCAAAAAGTCAATTTTGCTATATTGTTCCTGTCCTATTGTTGATAGGAGCAGTAGCAACGTGGTGTCTTGCATACTGGAACGTTGCTGTAACTCTAGTCAACTGAGAGTTACCATAAGCTAGAGGCACGGCATCAATAGAGATTGGGAATGCTCTTTCCATTAGGTACGAAATAGATGCTCTCCTTGATTGCTCAGTTTTTCCTTGTTCTACCTTTGTAATTCTAACATCACAAACGTAACTATCTGGATACTGCATCTTGTATGTTCTATTATCCTTTGCTCTACTAGCAGTCTTCATTTGTTCTATGGTGCTTCCGCCACTAACCTTAGGGTTTCCAATGATAAAATCATGCCATCCAGTTAGAAACTTTAGTGGTGACATATTAGCATCACACATCCAACCAAGTTGAAACTCTGTATACACAGGAGTGTGTGCATATGCTACAGATCCTTGACCAGTATATCGACCAGTCAAGTTACCTGTCATCGTGCCAACGTTAGGTAGTTGTGCTTCATCACAAAACATCTTGAAGATTGGATCTCCATTTGCAGATGCAACAGATCCATACGATCGTACAAAACCAGCGACAGCAGAATTAAATTGAAACTCTACATCATATTGGTTAGAGACGGACATACCGCCTGCTTTCACCATTTCACTTAGAAAGGTGTTTATTCCAGCCACACTAAATACCTATGTTGGTCCAACTATATTTATGGCGTACTCTGGATTTTACAAACCTGTTAATCCTAAGAAGTACCGTGGCAACCCAACTAGAGTTATTTACAGATCACTCTGGGAACGAAAGTTCATGGTATTCTGTGATAACAACCCCGCTATTATAGAGTGGGGCAGTGAAGAGATTATTATACCATACAGAGCACCTGATGGTAGAGTGAGACGATACTTTCCAGACTTTTATATCAAGGTCCGCGAGAAAACAGGAAAGTTAACAAAATATATTATTGAAATCAAACCTAAAAGACAAACACAACCACCGAATGACAAAAACAAAAAAACTGCTGCCTACCGTAATGCTGCTTTAACATTTGCAAAGAACCAATCTAAGTGGTCCGCTGCTCGTGAGTATTGTGAAGACAGGCAGATGAACTTTTTAATACTCACCGAAGATCACCTAGGAGTTTAGAACAATGGCAACGGGCTTCGCATCAGTACAGCGCAATGCTGTAAACAAAAATCCAGGATATAAGACTCTCTTTGAGAAAATAACAGAGCAAACTGGAGGAGAAAAACAAACAGTCACTTGGTATAGAAACGCTTTACAACAAGCAACTAACGGATACAGAAAAGATACAAGAAAATTTGTTAGTGACGAGAAAGCAGACAAGGTACAAACAGCAGAACAGCAGGATGGTAACATCCTAAGGAGATACACTGTTCCTGGTCACCTTTACATGTTTAGTTATGAAGCAAAGATGAGATGGTTGCCTTACTATGACAAGAACCCTCTTGTCTATGTAACTAAGGCAAACAGAAATGAATTCTGGGGAGCAAACTTACACTACCTCCCACCTAAGAGAAGATTTTTAATTGTCAAGTCATTATTGAACGGACAAATCAACATACCTAAGGTATGTTTCCATAAATATCTACATAACCATGTGAAAAATGCTTATCTCCTAGATCTCCACGCAAATGAGTGGGATACTGCGATCTTACTTCCAATTGAGAAGTTTGTGAAAAACGTAGATGGACATGAGTTTCCTTTTGATAAAGATTATGTTTGGGAGAAATCTATGGATTCTTTCTACGACAGGATCAAAGCTCGTCGTGTAATTGGCACTTATGGTAGACAATCTGACAGAACAATGGCACAATAATGGCAGACGCACCAGCTAATGTAACAAAAATTGGATATCTGGACTTCCCCCTGCGATCGTGGGCGGGTGAGACTAACTATGCAAAGATAGGTTCAGATGGTCAAGGAAATTATTATGAGTGGAGCCTAATTGATTCGGATTTGGGGACCTTTGATTGGACCCTAATTACTGATGATGACGACATTGAAAGGATTAGAGGTGGTAGTCTACAGGCATCTCCCGAATCAACCGCACCATCTGTTCCAGCACCAGATTCATCTACACCAAACTCATTCAATACAGCATTACTCACACCAGCGGTAGCACCTGCTGGTACTGGAAGTCTTAGATATCCAGACAATGTTTCTACGAAAGGTGACTCTCATTATGTACTATTCAACTTCAAGAAGTACAAACCACCTTTCAGTGCAGCAGCAAATCAAGCAGCGGCAAATCAATCCAATAATGCGTATAATGCATACAATGCAAATACTAATAACCTAGAAGCAAGTGATCTAGCACAAGTTCTGTTGTACATGCCAGAAGGTGTTGCGGCATCATATAAAGCAAACTGGGATGGAAAAGCATTTGGTAACGTTGCTGCTGGTATTTTGAGAACAGCTGGTTCAGCAATGGATGGTGATTACGCAAATGCAATTAGATCACTT